TTCAATACCAGCAAGAGTTGCTCTATTTTCGATCCTATTAATAAACGTGGCCATTAACTCTATTTATAGGATTTTTATACCAAATGACCTTAAAGTGTCTTCATGCCATATTTCAAATGTCATCCCATACTTGTTTGCGTATGCTGTAGCGGCTTCCCACTTTGATTGGTTTTTAGCGTACGTTAATACTTCTGTAAGATACCTTTTAGTTTTACGGCCGGGTTTTTTAGGAGGAAGCGTTTGCTTTTTAGGTTTGATTTCTATTAGAAAGACTTTACCATCTTTTGTACGAATAAATAGATCTACAAAATAGCGATGCACTTTACCATCAGTCTTACATCTATAAGGTATAACAACTTCTTCGGAAGACCAACCTATTATTCCTGGATTATTATCCAACCATTTAAATGTCTGTCTTTCCCATAGAGATCTATATTTGACTTTGTTAAAATCACCCTCATATTTTTTTGGATTCTTTACTCTATATCGCCCAGAATAAGCCATGGTTTTGTTATAAATAACACTAAATACTTATTTATAAAGTATAAACCAATTACCAAATTATGCCCGATTCTTCAGATATAGGTAGCGCTTTCAGAAATGGCTCTGCCGCCGCTAGTAGATATTTTACCGACCTTGGTGATTCAACCGTAGGTTTTGTCAAAGAGCAGACAAACGATTTCATGGGCGGATGGAACGAAGCAACTAAAAGTGTTCTGCCTCAAGCTCAGCGCGCCCGGAAACCTGAATTAGTGTTTCCTAGAGATATGCTAGTTGAAAGTCAACGGCCTTATATTAGATTTACATGTAAACCAGCTAATGGTGGTCAAGCTATGACATCTGTTAACCTACCGTGCCCTGGCGGTGTAAGCTTTAATGATGGCGGAGATTATACGACAGTCGATATGGGCATCATTGGCGACATCGCGAGTATTGTTGCTAAGGGTGGATCTGTTTCAGAGATGGCCGGTGCAGCTGCTGGTGCATTTAAGAAGCAAGCAGCAGGATTGGGTGCAGTAGGCGGAGGCATATTAGCATTGAAAACTTTGGGAGCAAATGATGCAGCTACAGCGCTTGAATTTGCCAATAAAAGTGTAAGAAACCCTAGAACAAATACGGCATTTTCAGGTAATCAATTACGAAATTTTCAATTTGATTTTAAGATGATTGGAAAAGACCCAAAAGAGGTTGATGAAATAAACGAAATACAATCTTTCTTTAGGGAACAAGTTTATGCTTCGAAGTTAAATGGTACTAGCACTATAATGCAGCAATATCCAAGTCAATGGACTGTGAAGTTTATAGACCCTCGAGATGGTAATGAATTGCAATACATGCCTAAAATTTTTACTTGCTACCTTACATCTGCAAACACGGTTGTAAATAGCTCATCAAACACATTTCGTACTGATTTATCTCCTTATGAAGTTGACGTGTCTTTACAATTTCAAGAAACAAAAATACTTGATCGAGATGAAATTAATGCTCTTGAAGGGGGTGTTAGATTTAACCGTGATGACGACGCCTATAATGAATTAACTAGGGATGTTAGTGATGCTGTAAAAACAGTTGGTGATAGGCTCGACAAAAAGGCCGCTGACGCGAGAGCAGCTGAGTTAAAGGCAGAAACTAAAACTACAGAATAATTGTAAAATAATATGTTTTTTAATCAATTCCCCAAAACACAATATAGTATAGAGAACAACGCTATACAAAGTGTAATTACCGACTATTTTCGATACGTTGATGTTATTGATAGACTGGCACAAAATACATACGCTTATTCGGCTGTTGATATTCTAGATTCCGAACGACCAGATACACTTTCATATCGCCTTTATGGCACACCTGATTATTATTGGACGTTTTTTATTACTAACGATAGTCTGAAAGATGGAATAACAGCGTGGCCGAAAGGTGATTCTGAGATTAAAAACTATTTAGCGAATCAATATAAAAACATTTCTGCCTTTAGGTTCCCTTTTGGACAACTTAATAGTAATGGAAATAGGTCTACATTACTCGGAATTCCTATAAAAAATGAATCGTATTTGCCATACTTGAGACTATGCAAAATAATTGATAAAGAAGGCCAAACTGACCAACAAGTTTTTTCATCTGCTAAGATTGTAGATTATGATCCGAATAAGTCACTTATTTGGATTGATAATAGTGATGTTACATGGTTTTCTGAAGAAGCTACAGTTAATGCTCAAGTTGGTGATGGTGGCACACTTGATACATTGTATTCGTCACGATCAAAGACGGAGATGTTTTATTCTGAAGATTCTGCAGATTTTACTATACAATTCATTAGTGATGGTACTGCACAAGTAGATACACTCCGCAACGCTTTTATTGATAAGGTTAGGTTATCTGCTGAAAGATTCCAGCCGGGTTCATCATCCGAGCTTGTGGCAGACGATAAATTAGATTCAACCTATATACTAACATCTACTCAATATTGGAAAGATGGTTCTCTTGCTCCTGCTTATTATTATGATGCAACAAATATTACCGAAGAAATAAGTGAATTTAATGCTGGCCCTGAAGCAACCAATTATGTGTCGATATATGATGATATGATAAAAGAAAACGATGATCGTAGAACAATAAAGGCTACATCACCGCAATATATCGAATCGTTTACACGTGAATTTAAACATTTGCTAAATGAGTGATAAATTTAACAGAGGAGTTTCTGATGAAAAGGGTAATTCTATAGCGAATTCTACCTATAAACTGCCGCTATGTATTATTGAAAACGTTGATGGTGATACCCGGGACATAAGTTCTATGGTAGGCTATATTAAGATACATGAAAGTATTTTTGCGCCGGCACTTGTTTGCGAGGTTGGTATACGTGATGAATCAAACTTTCTAGAAGAATTTAATATTACTGGTAACGAAATTCTTCATATCGAAATCGACATCAAATCATTTGATTTTGAAAACACGTTATCTTATAAGTTTTACGTTCAAGAATACAATGATTATGCTAGAAATGCTGAAAACACACAGGTTCAGGCTTATACTCTAGTTGCTGTATCAGAGCATGCTTATATTGCACCACTTAAAACAATTTCGCGGAAAATATCTGGAACTAATTCGTCTATTATTGAACGAATTATGAAAGACGACTTGAATGTATCTAAATTTGCTGCATTTGGTAAGTGTGGTACACAGTTTGATGGTAATATAAACATCTCGAATCCGCTTAAAGCTGCTATGTCAGTACTAGATACTGCTGCAGATATTAATCGCACACCATATTTTTTGTATCAAGACCTTTCAGGTTTTGTCCAGCTCACGCCTTTAAGCTATATTAACGATCGTGATGAGAGTCCTATTTATAAAACATTCGTTAATAAACAGAAACTGATTACTACACCGAATACTCATGCCAACTATCTAGAGCGATCGACACAGATGTTGAAAGTCAATTCGAATATTGGCCTTGCACCAACGTTACAAGCAAAGAAAGGTGCATTTGCATCTGAAAATCGTTACATTGATATTGCTAAAAAGACTTATCGTAAGCACATATTCGATGCTTCAAAGGTATTAAAAAGCGAGCATAGTACATCAAAAAAGGATGTAACATACGGTCAATCAGTGAAGAATAAACGTGAATCTGAGGCTGGATCACCATTGAATAAGATACCACAAGCAAATATAGCATACCATTATGTGAATCGTTCAGCATATAATGGACCGAAGAATATGAATGAGCTCGCAGAAGAGCAGGCACATATCTCACGTGCATATATTTCTAATTATGATGCATGTTCTCATAGTTTTACAGTGATGGGAGATGCCTTTCTTAACCCAGGAAGAACAATATCATTACAATTTCCTAAGGCAACCGATCCACTTATTTACAAAGGTTACACTGGAAAATCAGATACAGAGCCGTTTGACCTTATGTTATCGGGCCAGTACCTTATATTTTCGTGTGTGCACACATTTCAAGATGGTGTACATGAGACAGAACTAGTAGCAAAGACTGATTCGTTACAGCCAGAAACAACATTATGATCACAAATCCACAATTCTTTATTGGTGTCATAGAAGATATCAACGATCCATTACGATTAAATCGTGTACGTGCACGTATATTTGGTAAGCACACAGAAGATATAACATTACTGCCGACCGGGCAACTACCATGGTATAATGTAGTTATGCCGGTTACAGCCGCATCGACATCAGGTGTAGGGCAGACACTCGGGCTCGTACAAGGTAGCTGGGTGTTTGGTACATTTATTGACGGCCCGAACGAACAAGACGCCTTAATACTTGGCTCATTACCTGGAGAAAGCACAAAACCAGCACAAGACGGAGAAGGTTTTAAAGACCCTGAATTAATATATCCTAAGGCAAGCGGACCAGATACACCTAATGCTGCTGCTCAGCCTAACGCATTAGTATACAAAAATAGAGTAGCACAAAGAGTTGTTGATATACCTATTGCCACACGTCCACAACTATCTAGTCTATCAGATGAAGATAAACCAGAAGATAAAGGTGTATCAACGCCTGACCCAAAAACATACTGTCAACCGCAATATCCATACAATAAAGTCACACAAAGTCAGTCTGGACACATAATCGAACAAGATGATACACCTGGTTATGAGAGACTATCTAGTACACACTGCTCTGGTACATCAACTGATATTATACATGATGGATCTAAGATAGATACGATTGTAGGAGATGGATACTCAGTATACTCCAAAGATAACACTGTCTATATAGTCGGAAATTGCAATTTGGCCGTCGATGGAGACGTAAACGTTAAGTGTGGGGGTGATTATGTCATCGATGTAGAGGGCGATATGGTTACTAACGTGCTGGGAAACGTGAAAACGAAAATAGGCGGCGATACTATTACAGAAGTGGTCGGCAAAAGAGAATTTAATATAGGCACTACTGATCTTCTTAAAGTAGGCGATGGACAAACTATTAGTATAGGCGATGATCAATTAACTGAGATCGGAGTTGATCAAATATTAAAAGTAGGTGCAAATCGCAGTTCAAACGTATTAACAAACGATACATTAATTGTAGGCGGTGAAAGAAGTACTAGTATAACAGGAAACGATTATGATATATGTTTATCTCAGAAATTAATGTCATCTAATAATAGTATGTCTATTAACTGTCCTAAAAAAATATTCATAAATACACCTAACGCAAAAGTTAGTGGAGATGTATTAGCTGGAGGCGGTGGTGTTTCTCTTATAACACATGTTCATACACAGAAAAATGGTAATGATCAAGGCGGGGGAGCAGATACAGCACCATCTACAGCAGGAACAGGAGTAGGAACATAACACATATAGCAAATGTCAAAACAAGTCAATTATCCATATCAAACAACAACACTCAGTGCAAAGGGAAGCGCTGAAGTGATTGCTCGTGGTATTACAAATAGCTATATTAATACATGGTCTTATGATACTAGTATCATTAGTGGTTGGGATCGTGTTGCAACATTCCCTACTGTAGTGCGGACCGGCAATTTTGTTTGGTGTTGGTATCGCGAATATGATAAGAAAGCAATTTATATACTTATCGATGTAGTACCAGACCCCCAGGAAGAGTATCAGTTAGGTAATAATATTGCATATCCAGCATTATTGAATGGAAGTGTGGGTGAAATACAGTATCCGGCTCTTTCAACATACGTTAAAATGGTAGGCGATGATGGCAAGGATCCGATGTCTAGTACTCTTATAACCGATGGACCTTACTATCCATTAACTGTAGGAAATAAAAATATACATGCACAGGGTACTGCTGCTGGTTTTAAGACAGGTTTCTGGGATGCTAATAGAAGCTATAAAGAAATTGTCGCGGATAAGTGGGGGAGAACATCAAATGTGTGGGGTGGTTTTGCTACAGCAAATGCTACAACTGTACCATGGATAATTGGTTGGGGTACTGCGCAGCACCCATTAACGAATGCCAATGGTAAATTAAGTGATTACATATATGGTTTATTTGCACCATTTGCTACATACGAACAATTTCAAACGTTATATGGTGCAGAAAAAGATTGGATATATCGAACTTATGACGGGACTAACAGTGCTTATAAAACATTATTTGGTCCGACATATGATACATCGAATAATGCAGCGGTACATTATACTAATACAGCAGATATAGAAAACGATTATCCATTTACTGTTGAAGCGATGCAACCGCAAATAAAATATAGAGATGTGCCGGGAGATACGACGGGAGATGGTCTCGATGATACACCAAGTTATGAAGATACACTTACTGCATTAGCAGTTGTTGCAGCAGTTGTTCCAGGATTAGATCCAACAAAGTGCGTTGGATTTCCCGGCGATATAAAAATACCAGGCATCGCAACAGATGGTATCAGTGAAAAACTTAAAGAGCTAAAAGCAGCAGTGGCATCAGCAGCATCCTCAGCAGGCCTTTTGGATATTGAGAAAAGGCTCGAGGGGTTTAAGGACCGTTTATTAGACAGCCTACCAAAAGGGGCTCAGATACAAAATCTGGCTGCTGATATAGCGAGTCTGGATCCCAGCAATTTTAATGCAATAGATATAATTAACGAAAAGTGGAAGGGTGCGGTTGATAACGTAACTAGTTACTTAGATAATATCTTAGATATAGACATATGTTCATTGATTGGCCTTAAGGGAAAGACAGCGGCCGACGGTAGTTTGGTGAAGAAGCCCGAGCTTCCGGCAGTGCCTGTGAAAGCTATTGAGGTGCCTGAGCAGAGTACGTATGTTCCTATACCGTCAAAGGCTACACCTCAGGATGAAGCCCAGGCTACTACAGGTTATACACCTCAAAAGGCTGAGGCTGCACGGGAAAAATATAATGAAGCATGGAGGAAGGTTCGATTTTCGGAATCATACTCTACATTGATAGAGGAGATGGAAAGATATCAGAAGGATGTTGATGATTTACGTAATACACCAGATTATCAAAGGTTATTAGAGTTGGTCAACAATAAAAAGGATCCTGGCTTAGATCTCGGTTCAAGGATGAAAGAAAAGGAAATTAAAGTCTTTAATTGGCTTTACAAAGCGACATGGGTATCAAAAGCTGTAGCTGATGCCCAGAAACAAATCACACACAAACTCCTGTCTACCGATAGTACTGTTATTGTCCCGGATGACAATCCTCTATCATATTGGACTCCACACGAAATATTAGACATTGGATCTAAATACCCTAATGCAGTCTTTGCACGTATGGATGAGTTCGACTATGAATATCTCGATGTCACAACAAAAGGTAAACTCATCGGCGCAATAAAGCACCAAATCTTTAATGAAGATATATTATCCGCGGTCGAGATTATTAAAGTCGGCATGCCTTCTGAATATAAGACTAAAGACAAGCAAGATTCTGATGAATTGCCTCAGGGAGGACCTGCTGGGGTGGAAGGAACTATGCTTCCTCAAATAGAAGATGTAGATGTAAGCTTATCTTCTTCAACTACGACTACATCAACTTCCTCGGTGGCTGGTGATACAGGCGACCCCGCCGACGATAGTATTGGACCAGCGATCTCCGAAGAATTTAAATTTGTAACTAAAGGAAAGGTAAGTTACAACTATTCCACAGGTACAATTCGCAATCAAGAAATACAACCAGCTTTATTTAAAATCTTAGAAGCTTCTGCTGCTGAGAAAAATTATAGTATTGTGATATACTCAGGTGGACAAGATTTCGCAGGCCGGGGTACGAGGAGAATTGGTGGAAAAAGACATGATGGAGGATACGCAGCGGACGTCCGTGTTTATAACGACAAAGGACGAAGAATACACGCGGCCAGCACTAGTTCTAGAGATATTGCTGCACTAAGAGAGTTTGTACTAATACTTTTAAAGAATGGCATCGGTTCTGTAGGAGCCGACAGTGATTATATGAATGGAAACCTCCATTTAGATATTGCACATTTAGGTCCATACAAATACGCAAAAGCGTGTTGGGGTGCAAGCGGCAGCAGCTATAGGAGAAAATATGCACCGCAATGGTTATCCTCAGCCTTCGACAATCGAGTTTAAAATGAAAAATATATATTTAAAACCAGACATTAACGGAATTGTACGTGAGAAATTTCTTACTGTTGCAATTTCTGATCAAGTACGTAAGACAAAGCTCAACAGCTATCTTCCGGCCAATGGGAACAAACATAAGGTTTATGGTGGTAAACCAGAAGAGTATGCGCTATACTTTATTTCAATAATGAAGAAGTCTTCTCAACTGAATGCTAACTTTAATACTGTTGTACAATCATATTCCTCAACAGGCCTTTTGGAAGAGACAGAACGCATAGGCCTGTTTAGCGTGAATCCAACGACCTGTCCTGAAATTGATAGCCAAAAGCTTTATCTGCCTGAGGTTAATATTGCTGAAGGTGTTCGGTTATACGAAGAGTTAATATTAAGAGAAGGTAAGCTTCCTGAGGTAAACGGTGTAATTTTTATATAAATAGAATAATATGGGATTAAGATCAGATTTAAATGTTAACGAGAAGGTACCATCAATCGCTACGGTTGATAAATCTGGCCTTTTTGCTGATCTCCCCCTTGACTTTATTGCTCATCCCAATACAAAAGATATTCGTCCTATTACAGACATTCAAGCTATCCGGCAGGCCGTAAAGATTCTTGTTTTAAGTAATTTTTCTGATAGACCATTTCATCCTGAACTTGGTGCTAATGTAACGCGTTATCTTTTCGAGAATGCCGATCAGTTTACTGCTATGGGAATTAGAGATGAAATATTAAGGATCATCGAAAGACGAGAGCCTAGAGTCACTAACCCAAAAGTAGAAGTACAACTTGATCAAGAATATAACCGCCTTCTCGTAACAATAGTTTTTCAAATTAGAAATACAAATATAAATACCGAGGTATCTTTCTACCTCGACAGAATCCGCTAAAAGACCATGGCAATTAAACAATTCAATATCGCAGAACTTGACTTCGACAAGATCAAGGATGAAATTAAATCATATTACAAAAGAACTGATGGTCCGTTTAAGGACTTTGATTTTGATGGTTCTGGTCTTAATGTGCTCCTTGATATTCTTGCACACAATACACACTATAATGCTGTATTAGCACACCTTGCAGCAAATGAATCATTTATCGCTTCTGCACAGCTTAGAAAGAATGTTGTAGCTCGTGCAAAGACCCTTGGTTATACACCTAAAAGTGCTTCAGCATCCTCGGTCATCCTTAAGATGACAGGTCTCGATGCATCTATTACATCTCTTCCGGAAGGTACAGCATTTACATCTTCTGATACATTAAATAATGAAACATATAACTTTATTACTTTCGAAAATGCTGAGGTTGGAGAAGGTATAGAATTTACAGTTTTTCAGGGTGCGATTAAAACAAAAGAATATCTGTTCGACGACACGGTACCCAATCTTAAGTTTGAAATACCTGACACAAATATTGATAAGTCAAAGCTCGTAATAACAGTCAGCGATTCTGTTAGTAGTACACAGAAGGAAACTTATACTCAGTTTTCTGAGCTTCCTGGTTTAGACGATACGACAGCAGTATATTTCCTCAATGAAAATCCGAGTGGTAAATATGAAATCTCTTTTGGTGATGGTATAATAGGTAAAAAGCCTTTACCTGGATCTCTTATATCAATTAAATATTTAACTACAGATGCTGCCGCGGCCAACGGTTTATCAGTCTTTACAACATCAGATTCTTTATTTGATAGTGTTAGTAAACCTACAATAACTGCGAGTGCTGCTTCTTCAGGGGGAGGTTCTCCGGAAGGTATTGAAAGTATTAGAGCAAACGCTCCTCTTCAATTTGTATCTCAAAACAGAGCTGTTACAGTTGATGATTATAAGGCTATTGTTCGTAGTAACTCAACTGCAGAAACAGTATCAGTCTGGGGAGGAGAAGATAACGACCCGCCTGAATATGGTAAAGTCTTTATCTCAGCAAAACCTTCTGTAGGAAACACGCTTTCCGATTCCGAAAAAACCCGGTTGTTACCTATACTAGATTCAAAGGGGATCTTAACAGTCCGGCCTAAGTTTGTCGATCCAGAATTTATCTCTATCTATTTTAATATTTTCACTAATTACAATTCTACTCTAACCAATCTTGCACAAGACGGTATATCATCACTTATTAGAACCGGTCTTAGTCAATTTAGTAGCGACTTTCTTGAAAGCTTCGAAGGAATATTTAGATATTCACAATTTTTAAACTATCTAACTGATTTAGATCCTTCGATATTAAGTGTATTTGCAAGGATATTTTGTAAGAAAGATTTTGTTGCAACTACTTCTAATACAGCTAAGTATAAAATAAATTTTGGGTTTGAGTTAGAAAAACCATTAGATCCAACTAAATCATTAATAACATCTACAGGATATGTGTTTAACGGTGTTACATATTATTTTAAAGATGAAGAATCCTCAACAGAAAATATTAGAAATATATATCGTTATTCTCTTAATGCAGATGATGTTGAAGTTTTAGATAAAAGAGATTGTGGAACAGTAGATTGCTCAACAGGTATTGTTGAAATTAATGATTTTGATATAACAGCTGAAACAACTATTTCAATTTTTGTTAGGCCGGCATCAAACGATATAGCTCCTAAGAGAAACCAAATTATACAGGTTGATTTAGCTAACACAACAATAGAATCAACAATTGACACTATTGCCGTCCGCGGTACATCCGGTGCAGGTGATTATGTTACAACACCACGCGAAGACTACTAATGCACACATCGATTGCCAATTATAGACCTCCAAACCACGAGAGATCTAAAGTAAGAGAGCTCGTCCCACAGTATCTCAGGGATGGAGCATCTAATTTGATTTCTTTCATGGAAGAGTACTATGATTACTTGAACCGTGAAGGGTTTGCTTCATACGAACTAGGACATGCTATCGCCGAAAATGATATTGATGTTACAAGTGAAAAATACCTTGATGCTATTCAAGGGGAGATTGCGAAGGTAGTTCCTAACTCAAATGTAGTTGATAGAAACACACTCTACAAAAGAATAGTTCATTATTACCGTATCAAAGGGACGCCCGAAAGTGTTGATGTATTTTTTCAAATAATGTTTGATAGTATGATTGAGGTCTACTATCCTTCTGATAATTTATTTAAACTATCTGCAGGAACCTACGACACAGCAAGTAGTGATTATACTAAACGAAATGGAGATTTATCAGGGATTGATAAAATTCAAGACTCACACTTTTGGCAAGATTTCAGTTATCAAATAAAATCTGCTATGTCTACTGAGAGATGGATAGATTCATTTGGGCGTTTAGTCCATCCTGCCGGAATGAAATTTTTTGTTTCAGTTCTTATTCACTCAGTATTAGAAAACCGCTGGGAAGATTTTCAAACATATACCGGCACTGTTGATGATCCAGATAATTGGCTTGAGAGTTTAAGACCTCCTAGATTAAGAAGTTTTAACCCCTCTGAAGGTTATCATACACCTAGATATCAACCAGGTTGGCTTAGTACTGCTATTGCAGAATTAATCGATGCTGCATTTGAAAATTATTATGGATCTTCAGAACCTAATAATCCCAACAATTCTTCCTTTGATCGAAGTGTAATAATTCATGTTATACTTAATATTATTAATACTAATTGGCCAAACAGCATTAATGCTGAACAATACTTTACTAGAGGATTCTGGGATGATCCCGCAACACTTCAGGAACTAACTTTATTTGAAGTACCTTTATCACTTTTAATTAATGAATATCAACAAGAATACGCAGCAGGTCGATTAGAGACTGTCGACGCGCCACAACCACTACCTGAAATAACAACAAAGGAGAACACATAAAAAGCGTATAAGAATAAAAATACACTCGTATAAATATTATAAATAACATTTAAGAAAACAACTAATTATGGCAGCAATCATTACAGATCACTTTCGTAGAAATCAAGCAAGGCTTTTAGTCAATGACATTAAGGCTTCAGCTGATTCTAAATTTGACTCACCCGCGGATAACTCCAATGAAACAAATTGGCCTTACCGAGGTAATAACAGGTATGCAGTAGGTCTTGGTAAATCAGATTCATGGCCTGATAACGCCGGTTCAGTTGGCGAAGACGCTACAAATTTCGTTGTCCCGGCTCCTACTGGAATCAGACAAGAAGATGAAGATGTTATTAATAATCTTTTTACTCTTAAAGATGTTGCAGGAGGATCTGTAAAACAGATGATTGCTAAAAACACTTGGACATCAGGAAGAAAATATAAAGTATATGATTCAGCTGATCCCGACGCGTTTTATGCAACAGGTGATTTATATCCTTGTTATGCAACACACGGAAATAGCGTTTATTTATGTCTTTCAAATACGGCTGTAAATAACGGATTTACTTCAGTTGTTGGTTCGGGCACGGCTCCTAGTGTAGACAGCGATTATGGATTTAAAATCTCAACACACGGATATGTTTGGTGTGAGGTCGCGAAGCTAGATGCAAATGATAGTCTTATAACAAATCAGTTTGTTCCAATTCCAGATAGCCCGACAATAACTGCAGCACAGCGAAAGCGAACCGCAGGACTTCTATCCCACGTTGGTGTTGTTTCTGGAGGATCAGGTTATAGTAGTAATACAACTATTACGGCGACTATTGTTGATCATGACGGGGATGTCAGAACTCTCAATTCTACTAACCCTATATCTTTCACGCCAATTATTTCTGGTGGTGTTATTCAACGCGTTGATATTCGTGACCCACAAAATTCTCCTGCTGATACTGGATCTTACGAATTTTGGAACGGAGTGATCAATTCAGATGCTGATCAAATGGTTGGTAGCGGTTTGGCTATTTTGGATAGAATTAAATCTATTAACTTTCACATTTCAGATCCCGGTAGTGGAGGATCAGGTGAGACCGGTGGAACTGGTGCACAGTTAAGTGGCACTATAGCTCCTTCTACTGGATACGCAAAGAACGCAATAGATGTATTACCTACGTGGTTTGTGGGTATTAATGTTGATTTTGAAGGACTAGAGACTGACAACGATGCGCTAGCACTTAAGTTTAGACAAGTATCTTTGTTGAAAAACTTTGTTAGAACTACTGAATCTGGTGATACTTCTTTGAATACTCTTGATGCTCTTAAATCTATAACTTTGCACACTCCTGCAAGTTCTTTTCCAACTTTAACTGCAGGACAGATTTTATATCAACAAACATCTGGTGCTAAATTTTATTATGATCATCACAAAGTAGTTTCAGGTACTACCACATTATTCTATCATCAAAATTCAGACGGAGAAATAAACCAAATTGATCCAGTAGCTAATAATTCTTATGGGATTGGAACAGCTTTGAATGGTAATCAAGTCTCCGCTGGAGTTGCTGCACCAGGAGTAATTGTACCCGAATATCAATCTAGAGTAGTTTCAGGTACTACCGACGGAACCACTGACCATGGCGAATTCAATGGGGAAGTTATTTTCCATGAAAACCGTAAAGCATTCACTCGAAGCACAACTCAGACCGAAGAGGTGAAACTCATTATACAACTTTAATAAATAAGATTTATGGCAATAACCACATACTCTGCGGCTCCTTATTCTGATGACTTTAGCCAGGACAAGAATTATTTAAGAATTCTTTTTAGGCCGGGTAGAAGCGTTCAAGTAAGAGAGCTGAATCAGCTTCAATCTAATATTCAAGATCAGATTGATAAATTTGGTCGCCATATTTTTAAAGATGGAGATCGTGTATTAGACGGATATACTAATTATGATTCTTCTATCCAAAGTATTGGAATCACATGGGCGAACGGATCAACTAGTCTTACTGCAGCCCAACTTACAGCGTTAAAGGGGAAAGAGATAACATCAACTAATTGGAGAGCAAAGATTCTTAGTGCTATTAAAGTAACTGATGGGACAGATGGTTATCGCTTATATATAAAATTAATTGGTGGTGCAGGGACAATCGCAAATAATGATTCTATAGCTCTAGCAGCAGGCGAAGCAAGTATTACAATACCAGGAAACACATATACTGCAACTGCTACAATTGCAACTCATCTTACAGCTGTTGAGGCGGCTGGTTTTCATGGTGCTGTTTTCCAGGATGCCGGAGTATTCTTTGTTAAAGGACACTTTGTTCATACTGATGCAACAGAAGCATTTTTTGCTAAGACTGTAAATAGTGGTGTTGTTTCTAAGTTAACTGGAACTGCTGTTTTTGATATAACAGAAACAATAGTAGAAAGTTCAACAGATACTTCACTTTTAGATAACGCTAATGGCGAACCTAATGAAAATGCACCAGGTGCAGATCGTTATAAGATTACTCTAGACCTTAAATTTATTTCTTCTACCGACACAAGTGTTTCATCTGGACAGCAGCGAATTAAACTACTTGATATTAAAGAAGACAGAGTTGTTAACCCAGCGCGGACTGAATATAGCGAGCTTGGTAAAGCACTTGCAGAAAGAACCCAAGAAGAAAGTGGTTCATACGTCATTAATCCATTTAAGAACGAAGTTCGTGAATACTTTAATGATGGTGCTGGTAACCGTGGTAAATATACAGCCGCTGAAATATTTAATGGTTCAGAAGCAAATGCTCTTCTTCCAAATGTTACTGATACTGCAACTGCTACGACCGAGGGTAAAAAAAGATTTGTTGTAGGTGTTGAACCCGGAGTTGCATATGTCCAAGGTTATCGTGTAGAGCTTGAAGACAAACAGGATGTTGTTTGCGATAAAGGACGAGAATCTTCCGATCAAGGAACTGAATCTAATTATAAGTTATCAGTTAATCGTGGACAATTCATTGAAGGATCATTTACTGACTCAAATGGTGAATTAGTAATTGCTGATGTTAGTGCTTTCAATTTTGCACCAAATAAACAATACAAACTTTTTAGCGCGCACGATTCTACTAATGCTAACGATCAAGTTGGTACTTGCAGAATTCATGCAATTGAAAATACTGATGTTAACAATATTAGTAATGTTGCTGGACCAACCGCAGTACAAGCTTCTAAAAGACTTTATATCTATGACATACAATTGTTAAGTGGTAAAAAACTTAGTAATGCAAAAGCTCTTATTCTAAATCCTGCTACTACTACACCCGGTACACATACAGTTTTACAAAATAGCAGCGGGTTTGAACTCAAAGATATTGCCGAAAATGCTTCTCGTATGGTATATCCTCTTGGAGGATATGATGTAAAAAGTGTTGATATTACAAATGCAGAACGTATTGTTCAGAAGCGCTATTCAGCTCCTGGTACAGGTACTGCAGGAACTATTACGATTACTGCTGCTAGTGGTGACAGTTTTACAAGCACAGATCCAGATGATTATGTAATTGTTCAGGAATCAGCTGGAACTGATAGCGCAGCAGGTGAAACATTTGCAAAGGATGTTACGATTAGCGGCCAGGTTGCTACAATTAAACTTAGGCGTGCGAGTGGTGTTGCTCCTGAAACTACTAATAGTAAAGCTATTGTTGTGTTTGCTCCAGTTGAAGAACAAATGCCCCTCGGAAAGAAAACACAAACGTCTTCAACATATACAGAAACGCGGACTTTAGGTCATGGTGATATTATTACTTTAAATAAAATCGATGTATATAGTATCACCGGTGTAACGCATAATGGAAATGCTTTACCTGTTTCCGATTTTGAATTAATTGGCGGACAAACTGATACGCATTATGGTTTTTCACAAGTTGTTTATAAAGGATCACAAAGCTTAAGATCTGCAGCTGTAGTTGTTAGTTTTGATCATTATACTCATACAACACCTGGAGTATTTGCAGCTAATTCATACTATAAATCTAATGGTTCAACACTTGTTGATTTAGAAGATATTCCACGATATGAAGATCTCAAATTATCAAATTGTTTAGACTTTAGACAATCAATTGAAATTTCTACTGAAGGTAATGAGACTAAACCAAATTCAGTTGCTGATATTACATTTACTTACTATAAAGCACGAAGGGATATTATAGCTTTATCTCAGCTAGGTGAACTTAAATATGTAAAAGGTAATGCATCTGAAAGTCCGGTATTTCCACAAATACCTTCGGATTCTTTAATACTTTACAGAATTAATAAGCCAGGATATTTATATTCCCTTAATGATTTGGATATTGAAGTAGCCAACAATCGTAGATATACAATGAGGGATATCGGCGATCTTGAACAGCGTATTCATAATCTTGAATATTATACGGCATTATCACAATTAGAATCTGAAGCTGCTGAAACACAAATTAATGACGGTAATGGCCTTCCAAGATTTAAAGGTGGTATTATTACTGATGCATTTAGAGGACACGGCGTTGGAGATACCAATAGTGCTGGTTATCGTGCTGCAATTGATCGCGATAACTTTACGGGACGTCCAATGTATCTTTCTGATAATGCTCGTTGGAGTTATATTAGCGGAATGGGTGCAAATGGTGTTTCCGTTACTTCTTGGAACGGACAAAGTATTTCATCAACAACCTCTTATTCTGGAAAACGCAAAAACTCTCTTACACTTGACTTTATTGAAAAGGTATTAGTTGATCAGCCATTTGCTTCAGATCACATCAGTGTTAATCCTTATGACGTTGCAACATGGAGTGGTAACCTTGAACTTTCACCATCTAGTGATGAATGGAAAGATGTTACTAATGCTCCTGAAATTGTTACAAATATTGACGGTGATAATAGTGCTATTCTGCAACAAGTTGCAAACGATCCAAATATATTAGGTACAGAATGGAATGAATGGGAAAGTGAATGGTCACCCGGCTTTACTTCTTCCGGCCGGCGAACTAACAGAACCGACACATTTAGTGAAGATGAGCGTCTCTCTCAGCGACGAGCTCTCCGTAGAACATTCCGAAGAGAACTGCGTGAAGGTATTCAAACATCTCTTGTAGAAAACTTCCAAAGAGAAGTGATCGACGATAGAGTCTTAAATATCACGTTCGTTCCATTCATTCGTTCACGTAAGGTTCACTTTAAAGCAAGTATGCTTAAGCCGAATACTACTTTCTTCCTTTATTTTGATGATGTTAACATTACATCTTACGCTACTGACGATGAAGCATTTGTTCAATTCGGAGGTGGTGTTGCAGCCGCTGGAGGAACAGACGTAGCAAGATACGAAGGTAAACAAGGAAGCGATATTATAACAGGCTCTTTATCTTCAGGTATTGTTTCAAACTCTGCTGGTGAAGTTGATGGTTGGTTTGTTATTCCTAATAACGATACTCTTAGGTTCCGCACAGGTTCACGGCAAGTTAGACTCACCGATAATGCAAACAATAATAGAGTACTAGAACTTTCCGCTGCAGAAAGTACTTACCATGCTAAAGGATTATTGGAAACCCGCCAACAAACAATTCTTTCAACACGTCAACTTGTCTTAGAAAGAACACGTCTTCAAGAAAGAAGAAACGTTCTAATAAGTGAGCGCGTTGTTCGTAGGGATCCTGTCGCACAGACCTTTATGATTGGAAATGAGCCTACAGGTATTTTCCTTTCTTCAGTTGATATTTTCTTCCAAGGGAAAGATCCTAACTTACCTGTTGAACTTAGTATTGTTTCAGTTGAGAACGGTATTCCTACACAAAAGACAATTCCATTTTCAAAGGTAACTAAACTTCCTGCTGACATCTGGCCTTCAGGTGTTACTGCAAATGCTGATGCCAGCAGAGAAACTAAGTTCATGTTTGATACTCCAGTTTATTTACAACCTGGTGTTGAATATGCAATTGTTCTTCTTTCGAATAGTGCAAGGTATCGTGTATGGCACGCTGAAGTTGGCGGTACAGATGTTGGAACCAACGGTGAAAAAATTAATAAGAACGTTAATATGGGTGTTCTTCTTAAGAGTCAGAATGCTTCAACATGGACACCTGATCAAAATAAAGATCTTAAGTTTACACTAAACCGTGCGGAATTTAAAACTGCTTCTCAGACAGGATTGTTTACTGGACTTTCACCGCAAAGAGGACAAGTCACATATATTAACGTTACTAACGGAGGTTCTGGTTATCTTGCAGGTCCTCCTGCAATAACTATTGGAGGAACAACAGCTGCGGGTGCTTCAACACAAGCAACTGCTAAAGCCTTTGTTAAAAAAGGAGGAGTTATTGACTATATTGAAGTTGTGACAAACGGTGTTGGTTACACAGGTGTTCCTGATGTTGCTATTGCCGCTCCTAGTGAAATTAGTATTGTAAATAGTGCAGCAGGTGTTGACACTACTAATGATAGAATTATTCTTCCAGATAATGTTATGGAAGCAGTTAATGGACAAAAGTTTACGTATAAAAAGAACGGTAGCGGAGGATCTGCGATTACAAATTTACAGTCGGGAACCGAATACCATGCGAAAACTGTTGATTCTAATGGGAATGAAGTTTCACATAGTCGATTAATACAACTAAGTGCAAGTGCAGGAGGAACCGCAATAACTTTAGGATCAGTAGGACATGCAGAACAAACCCTTCTTCCTACTTCAACTGCTGCGGCAACTGCCGAAAAAGATGTTTGGAAAGCTTCTGCATATCTTCCTATTATTCAAGACATGCTCCTTCCAGAATCAAATGTTAATTATACATTAAATGATAGTGCGACTGATGCATATACAGTATTTCCTGGAGAATTGATTTATACAGGTAAGCGTGTTACACACGATTCTACTAGTGCTCATGATGGTTCTGGTGCAGACCAGTTAAAACTTCAAGCTACTCTTACCACGACTGATCCTAAAATTTCTCCGGTTGTTGACTTAGATCGTATTTCACTTGTTACATTTGATAGTATTGTTAACGATTCAAACGAGTTTGAAACAACAGAGGACGACGGACAGTGTGCTGCAAGGTATATCACGAAGAGTGTTAAACTTGAAAATCCTTCTGATCAAGTTGATGTTTACTTTGATGCTGTTCGACCAGACGAATCTACATCGCTTGAAGTTTATGCTAGATTTGCTAACAGAACTTCCGGTAATGCTTTTAATACTATTCCATGGACTAAGATTGAAACAGATGGTGAAGTTCCAGTAAGTTCTAACTATCAATTTGGTGAAGTACATTATACAGGTTCAGTCACTGAAGAATTTGATCAAGTTGCTATTAAGATTATATTTAGATCTTCGAACCGAGCCCACGTTCCTGAAATTAAGAACCTTAGAATTATTGCATCTCTATAATGGAAAGTAAGTTTATAAGAAAAGGTCTAGGAGTACTTATTAATAAAGATGAGTCGGCTTATAATGCAAGAATAATAGCAAAGAAAAATAGTCAAAAACATCAATCCCAAGAAGAAGAAATTCAATACTTAAGGGCTGAAATTAACGGACTGAAAAAAATACTTAACACATTAATATTAGATAAATAGCAACATGGACTCTATAAATTTTGACACCTTTACTACCGATGGTGTAGAACTTAGCGATACACTTTCTAGTTGGAGGAAGAAGACGAATGGTATTATAACAAAAATTAGTACAGAGGCTACTGCTTTAGATAATTTAGAAACAAAAGTTAATACATCTAATGTTAATAATAATTCACTAACTCTTGGTAAGATAGAACAAGTAGGCGATAATAAGCTTCTAGGTAATGTAAGCGGTAGTACTGCTAATGTTAGTCAAATCGAAATTGACGTTACTGCATCAGGCCTTCAAGATTCTGATGATAAAATTCCTACATCTAAAGCTGTTAAAGATCATGTTAACGATACTGTCTTCAAGAGTGGAATGGTAGTTGAAACATATGGAGGAAGATGCGTAGGTCAAACTGTTTCTTCAATATCAGGCAATGTAGTTATGCCAAATATTACTACATCAGCTAAGCCTACTAATACTGGAGAAGTTATTGGCGCAGTACGAATTACACGGCCGACGGGAATTAAATATATCATATATGACTTTGATTATCAAGCAGGGTGGGATAATACTAACCCACCACCAGATCTTGGAGACTCGGATGCATTTGGGATTTGGTCAACATTAGCATATGTTGATAAAAGATCTAGCGGATTTAAAGTAGAAGGCAACAACTTTGATAGTGAACAGGTTATCGATGGTAGCAACTCCAACCAAAACACAAGCGAGGAAAGCGATGTTTACAACTATCCTTCTGGACTTCTACCAATAGATAATTCGTTTAATTATTATCAGCTTAATTCCACTGAAATTAATGGACAATATAGGAATAGATTTGTTATCGAATGTTTAGATTCGGCTCCTGGTGATGTAGTTGCATCTGCAGCTGATGGTAAAATACATTGGCCGGTAGGAGATACGAACACAATTTTCACTAGATTTCGCAATGAGCATGGAACAAATAATGTAGTAGGATTATTTAGTTCAAGATATTACCGGAATAGGGATCATGATCAGAATGGTGTTGATGGTGTTGCCAGCTCGGCTTCTAAAAAACTAGCTTCACCTACATTAATTATAACAACAACTGCTTGATAATCATATGTCAACATTTTCAAACCTATTCATAGATCAGGGGTCTAATTTTAATACAACAATTGACCTATCCGACACTCCAGGTTTATCACTTACTAACTACACCGCTGCGGGTAAGGTTGCTAAATCTTATGACGGTACTGCAAAGGCGACATTTTCTGCAACTGTTGATAGTAGTGCCAAAGTAGTATCAATTTCACTAACTGCCGCTCAGACTGCAGCTCTTAAACCTGGAAGATATGTTTATGACATTATTATCGTATCTCCTTCTACTCCAGCTGTAGTAACAAGGATTATAGAGGGCCAGATCGATGTCACACCAGGAGTTACATTTGATTCATCTGCACCAGAAACATAATATATATCAATGTCGATTAAAGCAAAAATAACTACCCAAAACACCATAAACGCTCAGGTTAATCCCGATAAAAAGATTATACCTAAGCAAGTTACGACTGGTGGGGGTGGAGCTGCTTTAACTGATGGGGATGGTATTACAGATTTTCAGTATACTGGA